TCAGACCGCCGTTACTCGTGCCGGCTTTCGGTCGGCGAGGAGGAATCTGCGGTCCCCCTCCAGAACGAGCTCAATGCGCCACGCCTTCCACCAGATGAAGCGTGCATGGCCATCGGTACGAGCTGCCCCATTCTTGAATTCAACGAAGTAAGACGCCTCGCTGGACTCGGCAGTAACTGCGAACTCACCGTCCTCGTTGACCCCTACGCATGCCAGGTAGACCTCGTCCTCGGCCCGAGGGTCGGAGACCGAAATCTCTAGCCACGCGTCTTCCGTGAGCACCATGCAGGCCGGACCATTAGAGCCGGCATCGGTTAGCGTTGGAAACGCCCCATCAAGCTTGAGCAACTGAGGGATCGACCTGTCGACGCCCACTCCGCCGATCGTCCCGGGTTTGGCCGCCTTTAAAAACAGGCCCTTCCGGGCGATCAGAAAGCGACCCTGCTGAACCTCTTCAATGTGTGTGGCCTTAGCTTCGCCGGCACGAAATGGACCGAACATGCTGATTACCTCCCTGTTGGTAGAGAGTCCAGCGTACCAGGGCGGGTCAGGACTCAGACCGACATTCGCCGCTGCCGTCCAGGGAGAGGCGCCTGCTGCAGGCTGGCCATGTTGGTGAGGTCGCGGGGCTCCTCCGGCAGATCGACGCCCAGGCGGCTGGCGAGGCGCTGGATGGGGGTGCTCCAGGTACTGCCGTGCAGGCTGAGGTGGTGAAGCACGACACAAGCCCGGCGAGCATCGATAGGCCCTTCCGCCTCGACCATGCCAAGGAGATGGGCCTGCACCAGGGCGATGGCTGGAATCAGGCTGGTGATGCCAATACGGGGCATGCAGGCATCCAGCCAGGGCGACGGCGGGTCCAGCTCCTCGACGCGCCAGTGGGGTTCATTCACTGCGTACGTAGTCGGGCCGGTCTTGCGACGATCGTAGGACTTGTCGATTAGGCGCATCTGCAGCCTGGCCAGGGCGCCGCAGGTGGCTATGAGGAGGGCTCGGGCTTCGTCCATCCGGACAGCCTAGTCCCCGGCAGTCTCAGGAAATGAGGAACGCCGCGGCGCGGCTTTACCGGCCTCGACAGACACCGCTATCCTCGGCCCCAGCGCCGGCAGTGCCGGCGTGAGTCCCCTTGCTAAGGGGCAGGGTGGGTTAGCAGCCTGCTCAATGGGGTTAGAACTACTCCCCCCTGATCCACGGCCAAACTGTCGCCGCCGGACTACCAAACGGGCGTTACGGGCAGACCATCTGTCCGTTGAATACGTCATCGCCGAGACGGTTAAAAAGGGCGGGCCGAACCAGGACAAGGGAGGGGGGAAAACTCCGAACTGCGCGAGCCGTTTCTAGAGCGGCGACCGCACGTCGTAGCAACGCGACGATAAATAAGCTGGTCACTTTCACAGGTGCCCAGGTGCGCACCTTGGGCTCCAATCGTGACGGGAAAGCCGCCATGACAAAACCCAAGTTCGTTGTAAAGGTAGACCTGTATCAGATTCTGAGGCTGGCCTTCATGATCTGGTTCTATCTGACTCACTAAGCGTAAAACCGGCGGGTACAGGTTCCCCGCCGGCCCTTCTAAAACAGCCCCGCTGGCTGAGCCTGAACATCCCAACTGAAGATCAGCACCTCGCCCACATCCTTGGCCCTCGCGCCACCACCGACCGTATAGGTATGGTCTGCCCGCTCGATGTGGAACCGGGCGAACAGTTCCCGGATCGCCGGGTGATCGTTGAGCGTCAGGATCGCCCTACCCTTGAGGCTGGCCAGCGTCGCCTCCAGCGCCTGGTACTGGTCCCATCCGAAGTCGACGCCGTACCCCTCGGTCTCCCAATACGGCGGGTCCATGAAGAACAGCGTGTGCGTCCGGTCGTACTTCGCCACGCATTCCTGCCAGGGCAGATGCTCGATGTAAGCGCTGGCGAGGCGCAGGTGCGCGGCGGATAGTGTCTCCTCGATGCGCAGAAGGTTCAGGCCCGGCGGCTGCGTGGTCGCGGTGCCATAGGTCTGGCCCTCGATCTTCCCGCCGAACGCCGATTGCTGCAGGTAGTAGAAGCGCGCCGCGCGCTGGATATCGGTCAGCGTCTCCGGCCTGGTCATCTTCTGCCACTCGAACACCTTGCGGCTCGACAGCGCCCATTTGAACTGCCGGACGAACTCCTCCAGGTGGTTCTGCACGACGCGATAGAGGTTGATCAGCTCGCCGTTGACGTCGTTGAGCACCTCGACATCGGTGGGCGCCTTCATGAAGAACAGCGCCGCGCCGCCGGCAAAGGGTTCGACGTAGCAGGTGTGCTGGTTGTCAAAGAACTTGAAGATCCGGTCGGCCAGGCGGCGCTTGCCACCGAGCCAGGGAATGATGGGCATGGCCATCGGTGCTGTCTCCACATCTGAGAACGAAGGTGTTTAGGCTTCACCCCGCGACGCGTCGCTAGGGGTCTCGCCGATCCACGTCCTGTTCCGTGGAGAGGGCCGGGCTGCTCCAACAGCCCGGTGCCCTGATTTCTGATCTAACTAGCTATCCGGGAACGGCGTCGACGGGATCGTGCTGCCCGGCAGCGCCACGCCCTGGGTGAAGCGCAGCTCGTCGATGTAGCCGGTGAAGAACAGGCTATTGCCCACCACGTAGCGGCCGATGCTGATCGCCGAACTCGGATTGCTGGACGACGGCGCGTTCGGGTCGGTCTGGCCGATTAGCACGTTGTCCATGTACAGCTGCAGCTTGGTGCCAGCGCCGCGGGTGGGATCGAACGACACCTTGAAGTAGTGCGACGCGTTGACCGAGACCGACCCGCCAGTGATGCGCGCGCAATAGGTGCCGCTCATGCCCTTAGCCCACACGAAGTCGAGCTTGCCGTTGGCCATGACATCGAGGCCGATGCCGATCGTGTCGGTGCCGATGCCGCCGCAGTCGAAGATGCACACGGTGCTGCCCGACGTCGTCGGCCGGAAGAACCCCTCGATCGTCCAGGCCGCCACGCCATCCGTGAAAGGCTTCCAGGCCGACGCAGCCAGCGAGGAGGCCACGTAGCCGCTACCGCCAAGACTGAGCGACGTGGCACCGAACTGCGCCCAGGCGCTGCTCAGCTGCGCGCCGCCGCTGGCCGACCAGGTCGACGTGGCCACCTGGTCGGTGATCGTGGTCGAACCGTTCGTGCCATTGAAATGGAGCAGTGAGAAGACGTTCGCCCACGGCGGGTTCACCACGTCCAGCGCCGTGATCGTGAGCGAGAAGCTATAGCGCTGCCAGCTGACGTAGCCGCCCTGGCTCGCCTCCAGCTCCGCGCGGTACGTGCCTTCCGCTGAGGGCACATAGGACGCCGTCGTGCCGGTGATGCCGCTGAGCGTCTGCAGCAGCAGGTTGCCGGCGTCGTAGATCCGCATCGTGTACGTGGTGCCGACGTCGGGGCCTACGCTGCCCTGCGTGTGGTCGACCAGCTGGTCCGCCTGCAGTACGCGGGCGCGATGCGACCAGGCCAGCGTGATATGCCCCATGAGGGCTGGCGTGCCCCACGGCGAGCCGCCATTCATCGTGACATTGCCAGGCGCGTACGGGCGGATCTGCCGGCGATTCATGGTGACGCTGCTGATCGGCGCCAGGCTCGGGTCGAGGTCGCCATCGCCGCTGCGTGTGATCAGCTTGCCGTCGACCGTTTCGCCGGCCACCCATTCGGTCGGGTCGGACACGGTGAAGCCATCCGACACCCACAGGCGTGCGCCAATGCCGTGCGCAGCTGGCAGCGTATCGACGCAGCCGCGGGCGAGCGTCATGGTGCCGGCGGCGACATTGATGGCATCGAGGCGGCACAGTTCCGTGCCGATCGCCACTTCCATGCCCACCTGCGCGCTATCCAGATCGCGGCCGCTGGTGACGGTGACGACGGTCGGGCCAGGCTCCGCCGGCATGGCCGTCGCTAGCAGCGCGGTCGGCGCAAACCAGCCGCTGGTGCGCTCCGTGAAATCCGCAGCGCCCGTCCGGGTGTGGAGCGCATAGCCGTAGCTCACCGAGGTCGGCTTGGCGCCGAGGGAGCCGACATAGCCATCATCGGGCTGCACCTGCTGCAGATCCGCGGCGCGGAGATTCGCCGCCAAGTCGCGGTAGCTCGCCTCGAACAGCATCTGCGCGGGCGCCGCCTTCGGCGCCAGATCCGGCTCGACCCACTGGGACGGCTGGTCGACCACGTAGGTCTGGCTCGGCAGCGCGTACACGTCCTGCGCGCACGTCAGCGTCAGCTTGCCATCGGCGGCGGTGCCGCGATCGATGTCCAGCACGCGGATGGGCATGCCGGCCAGGTTGAGCTTGGCCCAGGAGAAGGCATAGACCTCGCCCTTGCGGATCTCGATCTCCTGGAGCACGCCGTTGACGATGGCCATCGTCGGCGATTGCAGGCTGAGCTTGATCTTCGCCGGCAATGCGCTGGCGGCACGCAGATCGCGCATGGCCAGGCGCGCGGCGATATCGCCGTTCCAGGCGCCCTTGTATTCGACCGACTGGTTGACCACCACGCCGCCCTGAGCCTGGACGTTGGCGGCGTTCTTCACGGTGAGCGTGACGTCCTGGTTGGTTTCCGGGTTGCGATAGGTGACGGTGACCTGGTTGACGGTGTCCTTCGTCAGCAGCGGTTGCTCGTAGCTGGTGAGCGCGACGATGTTGCTCTCGTCCAGGATCGGCAGCATCGCCGGGTCATAGTCGCCGCGCAGCAGCTTCATGTACTGCTTGCCGGTCGACGGATCATCCGCCCACACCGCACCGGCGTGATCGCACAGCGTGCCGATGAAGTTGCCGGTGGCGTCGCTTTTGGTCCAGCGCAGGCACAAGCCCAGCCCTTCGTCTTTGAGCTGCTGCGCCGCGACGGCCAGGCGATCGAGGTCGAGCGCGTCGTTCGGGTCGCGGCCCTGGCCAGTAACCGGATCGGTGACCACGCGATAGGCGAAGTGAGCCGGGTTCATGCCCTGATCGATCTGGCACAGGTCGGCGCGCCACACGGGCGTGCGCCATCCGGCCGTGAACTTGGAGACCTGCACGCTCCAGGGCTTCACGTAGTAGTTCATCGCCCCGATCCAGCCCATCACCACCAAGGCGAGGCGGCCGCGGAAGGCCGGCACGTGGTCGCCGAGCTGAGACTTCAGGTAGGCGTTCTGATCCTGGTCGGCGCCGCCCATGCAGACGTCGACGGCCACGTCCAGGCCGCCTTCCTTTTTCTCGCCACCGAACAGGTTGCGGTTGTTGATGCGGAAGCTGGTGTTGCCCGTGATCGAGCCGGACCAGGCCAGCTTGCCGCCGACGACGATCTTGCGCACCTGGTCGACTGGACCGGCCATCAGGCCGATATGCATGCCGAGCTTGTACCAGTAGCCCTGGATGATGGACTTCGAACTCTTACCCATGCGCGGCGGCCTCCTCGCGAGCCGCGGCGACGGCTCGCAGTGCGAGCGGATCGCCGGTCCGTTCCAGCTCTTCCGCGGACAGGCCGCCATCGAGCAGCACCGACCAGCTGAAGCCGTTGGCCTCGCACCAGGCGCGTGCGCCGCGCGAGCAGAGCTTGGCGGCGCGCACGTGCCGCATGGTCACGACCAGGTCGCTCACTTGCCACCGCCCTTGTTGTAGATCGGCTTCGTATCGAGGTCGCCATACCAGGGAATCACGATGTCCGTGATCCAGAACGTGCCGCCGCCATCGGAGATTTCTTTGCCGTCCTCGATCGACGGCACGTCGATGTCCTGCAGGCTGGGTGGCGCCACGGACTTGGGGCGCGCGAAACCGGCGTACACCGCCAGCAGCGCACCCACGAGGACGGCAGCTATCCACCACATCAGTAAATCGCCTCGTTGCCCATCGGGTTCTTGGTGGGCCACCAGGGGAAGCCGCCGTAGTTGAGCCAATTGCCGAACTTGTTGATGCAGGTATCGATCGTGCCGTCGCAGCCCGGGAGGGTGGCCAGCACCGTGCCCACTGGTAACAGGGCCGGCGTCATCAGCGTCAGCGTGTCGCCCGTGTGCTGGGTGACGAAGCGACGTTCAATCGCCGTGCCTTCGCCCCACTGAACCCATCCACCGTCAAACCAGCCGTCCGGCTTGGTCGCCCAGGCCGACGACTGCACCACGCTGCCGGACACGCTGCTGACGGTCGCGTTGACGCGCATCGTTTCCTGCGCGGCGTTGCACAGGCCCATGCCGGCGCTGTAGACCATGTGCGGGCAGTTCTTCTGCCAGCACTCCTTCAGCCCGTTGGTCGTTTGGCTCGCGCTCGGCGGGAAGTGCCGCAGCACCACCTTGCTGTCCGACCAGGTCACGTTGCCGATCTCGCCGATCCAGCGGCGCACCACGCTGTTGTCGCGCTTGCGCTCGTACACGGTCAGCAGCAGACGCTCCGTCGGCGTGCGGCCGCGGAACAGATCCAGGAACGCCAAGTCGACTGGCACGGTCACGTCCAGCGTGTTCTTGTTTGGCTCGTTGCTCTCGCTGATCGAGCCGCGCTTCATGCCGGCGACGGGCGCATACGTCTGCTGCAGGTAGACCTGCGGGCGATCGTCGGTCGTGTAGCGCCAGTGCTGCGGGCCGCGCTGCCAGTCGTACAGCTCGCTCTTTCGTCCAAACCAACCCATTACGGCTCCTCCGCCGGCACGCCTGAGAACGTCACGCCACAGCTGGCGAGACCCTCGGAATCGGTGATGTGCTCGATCGCCACGCTGTCGCTGGCCAGGGTAGCCAGCATCATCCAGCTGATCTGTCGGACCTTGGCCGGGTCGATCGGGGCCCCGAAGGCGCTATCGATGCTGAGCTGTTCTGTCCCGTCGCCCAGGTCGATCGCGTTGGAGACCCGGCGATAGAACACACGGCCGTCGATCATCTCCAGGCGGATATGCCTGCGCCCGGGCTTGCCGGCCAGGAACTGCGAGACGCCCGTCCAGTCGACGATCATCACCACGCTGGTGGCGATGACGTTCACGAGGAGCGTGAGGTCGGTGGTCCACGTCGGAATCCAGATCGCTGCCGCGCGGCCCTGCAGGTAGTACAGCAGGCTGCGATGCGTGCTCCGCTCCGCGCGACCGTTGAGCAGCCAGTTGTACGTCTGCGTCGGCCATGCCTTGTTGGTCGGATCGGTGACGTAGGAAAAGCCCACGTCGCTGTCCAGTGTGGCGAGCTGGCGGGCGTAGGTGGCAGTAGGGTCGCTGGGCTCGTTGCCGCGCGCTTCCAGCACCGGGAAGCCCAGGTAGATGGTGGCGGGCGCGATCGCCGGCCAGTCGCACGGCTCGACGGCTTCGAAGCGCACGCGGCTGCTGACCAAGGTATCCGTTGCCCTGGCCAGGCTGGCGGTCTCGGTGAGCCGTGCCGTGCGGCACGGATAAATCCGTGCGCCTCGTGGCCACGCCTGGACCGTGCCGTGCTGCAGTTGCAGGGCGTTCACCGCCACGTCCTGGATCTCGACCAGCTCGTAATGACGGACGTCGGTCCAGAGCATGGCCAGTCCGCCCACAACGAAATCCAGGCCGGCGGTGGCCACTGGCACCGACAGCGTGCCTGCCGGCAGCGCGCTGGTCAGCAGCGAGATCTCCGCCCATACCGGCAGCGCCCACACGCGACCGCTCCACTCGAACAGCTGGGCCTCCAGCACGGTCCGCTCGATGCCGACGGCCAGGATGCCGAATTCCCACTGCCGCTGCGGCGCAGCGCGCACGATCTGTCGCACCTGGTTGCCGTTGTACGACTGCTGCACGTCGGTCGACCAGGTCAGCGTCTCGGTGATGCTGTCAGTCCAGTTGGGCGGGGTGAGCCAGGCGATCAGGCGGCTCCCGCGGATCGACATACTCACCGGCGGATCGCCTGCGAAGATCCACGACAGCGTCGCGTCGATATTGGGCGGCCCGCTGGTGCTGACCGACACGGTCCAGACGCGCTCCTGCAGGGGCGTGAAAGCCAGCGGCGGCGCATCCTGACCGGTGATGGCGATACCGTCCGCGCCCTGCGCGGTGAGCTGCTGCAGCTGCACGCTGCGGCTGCGCCATGCGTTCCAGACGCTGACTTGGCGCACCTGGGTGGTGACCAGGTTGCCGAGGTCGAGCAAGGCCGGCGTCACGTGGATGCGGTCGTAGAAATCCTCGACGTAGCTCTGCAGGGCGAACCCGTCACGCGCCGTACCATTGGCGCCAACCGGATAGTGCGTGGCCAGCGCCCCCGCGCCCGATCGCCACACCGTGATCTCCGAAATGGCGGGCGGGTATGCCGGCATCGGGAACGCGTTGAGGTTGACCGATGCCGTGTTCGGTGGCGCGATGAAGTCATCGGCCCCCAGGCGGATGCCGGCCAGCACGGTCACGAGGTGTACTCCATCGCGATCGCGTAGGTGCCGCTGTGGTCGGCATCGGCGCCTTCACGCTGACTCACGTTCTTGCAGCGAGCAGAGATCACCTTCCACTGCTGACTGCCCAAGGTGATGATGGCGTTGTCGTCATAGTTGTCGTTGCGGATCACACGCATGTGGGGCACTTCCGCAACCCAGCTCATCAGCCGGCTCGGGCGGATGGCCTGCACGCGCACGCGCATCAGAATCGACTGGCCATTCCAGGCATTCGGCTGACGCCGCGCCGTGCCCAACGACGGACCCGTGCACGAGGTGACGGTGTTGGCGCTGCCATCGGGTGTCCACACGACCGCGCCGCCGCTGTAGGTGAAGCTTGCCGGCTCGTTCATGTAGAGCCAGGCGTTGCGGTAGTTGACGTCGTTCTGGCCACCCTGCGAGTCAGCAGACCAGAACGGGATGCTCGGATGGTGAGGGAATTGCCCCTGGCCCGCGTTGCCGCCCTGGTTGATGCTGATTCGCGGTGCGGTGCCGATACCCGCACGCACCGACGCCCATGCGAAAGGTGCATCACCGCCTGTGCCGGTAAGCCCGAGGTTGATCGCCAGGCCCCACATCATCCACTGCCAGTAGTTCACGCTGTGGTTGATGGCCACCGCGATCATGATGGGCGTGTCGTAGACGAAGATCTGGTAGCTGACAGGCCAGGCCACCGGCGTGGCGGTCGCGCCGTACATCTGCGAGTAGTTCGGGGCGGCATTGACCAGGTTGCCGCTGCCGTCGATGCCGACACCGCCCGTGATGCGCAGATAGGACGTTCCACTCGCCGTCAACTGCACCGACGAGTTGCCGTTGACGAGCGTCCCCTTGGATGCGTTCCAGGCCCACCCGTTGGCGGTGGCCGCGGCGACGATGGCCGTGAGGAGGTCGCTGAAGCTGGTAACGGTGCCGTCGTAGTGATTCATGCCAGTGCGATCGCCACGTAGTTGTTGAAGCCAACCCGGTAGATGTTCTGCAACACCAGGTACGTCACGCCGTCGATCACGATGGTGTTCTCCACGACGTTGTTGAAGCCGGTGATGTGGTAGACGCCATCCAGCCAGGCCCAAACGTTGCCGTTCGGCCACAAGCTGCTGTCCATCAGCTCCAGCGGCGTGAGGTGATACTTGCCGTTGGTGTCGCGGTACTGCTCGACGTCCGTGTTGAACGGGCCGACGTAGGGAGCAGTCCAGGCGCCGCCTACAGTGCGTAACTGCAGGTTGTTGACGTTGCCCTGGAACGGGAACACGCGCGACGTGTCGCTGTAGCGCACTGCAGGCATGCCTTGAAGCGTGCCCGCGGAGACCACCGGATACGGGAACTGCGAGGGCGGCGCCGTAGGGAACGCTTTACCCCAATACCCCGACTCGTAGACGGGCGTGCCGACCTTCAAGCCCATCGTGATGCGCTGGCCATTGATCGGGCACCAGTAGTCGATGCGCTGGTTGTGCGCGCACATGCTGGTGATGCTGATGCCTGGCTGCGCGGTCCACAGGTTGCCGGCGACGTAGTTGGTCGCGGTCATTCCGGCGATGTTGTAGTAGTCGTTGTTGGCGTCCTGATAGGTGCGGAAGCCGATGATGATCTGCTCGCCGCCGGACAGACCTGGTGCAATGCCGATCCATTCCTTGTGGTAGGTGGCCGAGCCAGGCGCGCCGCTGCTGTCCGGGCTGACGCCGCTGCGCATAGTGGTCCAGCCCTCGGCCTCGGCCCAGGTCTTGATGGCGGCCAGCAACGCTTCATGCGCGTAGCCGCTGCTGTTGTCGACGAACCCGACGTGAGCGGTCATCCGATCCTCTGCTTGATTTTGACCGCGTTGCGGTCGATGAAATTCATCAACACCTCTTCGCCATCGGGGCCGGCCATCGTGTCGGTGATCACGCCGGGGTCGAGGACATTGACGTTACGGAAATAGACGGGTCGCGCGCCTGCAGCGGCGCCGGCCGATGGCGCGATCGATGGCGCGCGAACGCTCGGCCTTGCAGCGAGGCGCGGAGCATCAATCGGGCCACCCGTGGCGAAGCGCGGGTACTGCAGACTGTTCACCGCGTGCATGAAATCGAGGCCGTAGTAATCGACAGCCGCGGCCCGCTGCATGAACTCGCCGTCGCTCGCGCGGATCAGCACGCTGTCGCTGGTGCCGGTTCCGGGGCCATTGATCTCGCCGCCGGTCTTGTATCCGGCCGCCGAGAAGCTTGCGCCAGACAGCAAACCAACGATCTGCGCGCCTTGCGCAAACGCAGCCGCGATCAGCGGAAGGTTCGCAGGGAATCCGGCCTCCGACGCCTTCGATACATTGGTGGCCAGGCTGACGGCCGCCTGCGCGATCGAGAACGCCTTGCTCAGCGCGAACAGCGCGCGATAGCTCTTCGACTCCTCTCCAAACCGCGCCTTGGCCAGATCGGCCAAGTTGCCGAACACGCTGCTCGCCGCCGCCAGCTCGGCCGTTTGGCGTGCCACGACGATCTGCTGCAGCGAGTCTTCGTGTTGCTTCTGCAGCGCCTGCTCCTGCGCGTTCCATTGCGCCTCGGTGCCGAGCTTCTGCGCGCGGAACTGGTTGAGGATCTGCAGCTGCTGCTGGTACCACTGCTCCAGCTGCTTTTGCGCATCAAAGGTCTTGCCGATCTCACCGAAGGCGCCGCCCACTTCAGGCGCCAGGCCGGAGAACTGCGGCGGCTTCGTGAAACCCGCCTGGACGGTTCGGCTCAGCGCCTGCTGGTACTGATCCGCGGTGATGATGCCGTCCTTAAGATACTTGTTCAGTTCGGCGATGCGCGTGGTCGCGGTCTCCACGGCCACCTCGATCGGCGTGCGCAGGCTCTCGCGCAACCGTTCCCATCCCTGGCGTTCTTCATCCGTGATGCGCTTGATATCTGCTGCACGGATGGCAGCGGCGAGTTGGATCACCGCCTGGCGCTCGGCGTCGATGCCGGCGATGTTGGCGCCTGGCGCCTTCTTGGCCTCCTCTGCTTGCTTTGTCGCCCGGGCGACGGTTTCGTTGTACTTCGCCCAAGCGGCCGCGGTCGGGTCCAGCTGCCCCTGCAGCTGGTTGAGCATCTGGATCAACTCCTGCTGGGCATTGATCGCCTCTTTCGTGTTGATCTTCGGCGAGGCGACCTTGGGGTCCGCATAGCGCTTCTCGATCTCCGCCTTGATCCTGTCCCAGCCGGCACCCTGTGGCATGTCCGCGGCGGCACCGTCGAAATTGACGCCGTCCGGCAGCTTGCCGCCAGCCAGGTGGATCTTGTAGAGATCGGCCGAAGCCTTGTTCAGCGCCTCCTGTCGCTGACGCGCGCGATCGAGGCTCAGTGTGAGCTGGTCGATGCGCGTGGCAGCGGCGTTTCCTTCCGACTGCACCTGGGATGCGGTGGCAGCGGCCGCGCGATTGCTATCGGCCTGCGCCTGACGCTGCTCTTCCGTGCGATACGCCTTCTCCGCAATGGCGAACTGCTCCTGCGCATACTTCAGCTGCTGCTGGGCCGACGAAGACGCGAGGTTGTCCAGGAATCCGATGCCAGTGGAAGTTTGCTGCTGGGTCTTCAGCGCCTCGATCTGGCGCGCCCATTTGTTCGCTTCGCGCTGCAGCTCCAGCAGCCGCTCGTCGCCCGTCGATTGCGCGCCCAGGCCAAGCGCCTCGTTCTTGTAGTACGACGCGGCTTCCTTGATGAAGGTCCACGTGCGTTCGACATAGCCGAGGTTGGCCTGCACGTCCTTCGCGCGCCGGGACATCGTGTCCGCCAGCGCGTTGTAGGCGGTGGCGACCGCCTGAGTGGCATTGCCTTCCTGCTGTAGCTGCATGATCTGCTGCAGCTGCGTCGTCGAAAGGAAGTGGTACTGATCGTCGAGCTGCTGGATCGCGCGCACCGGATCATCCGCAATGCGCGAAAGCTCTTTCACCGCCTGGTCCACGCTCTGACCGGTGACACGCGAGAAATCCACAGCCGCGCGGCTCGCGGTGACCAATGTTTCTCCGCTCACCTTGCCGGACGCGCTGAAGGCTTCGATGGCTTCCCTGGCGCTCCCATACTGGCCCGTGGCCTGGCCGATCTCGTCCGTGGCCATGCGCAGATCTGACGCAGACAGCGCGGCGTAGTTGCCGGTGGCAATCAGGGTATTGATCAGCTGCTGCTGATCGCGATAGCCCTCGACGGCAGCTGCCGACAGCAGCCCTACCGTGCCGGCCAACAGCCCAAGACCGACACGCGCAGGCGTAAGCAGCGAGCCGATGCCGCGGAGGGCGTTACCGATACCGCCGAAGCTGTCTTTGATCTGTCCACCCTGCTGCAGGGCGACGAGCCAGACCGGCATGCCCGCGGCCAGGCTGACGGTGACGTCAGTGATTTGCGCCGGCAGCTGCCGCATCGCTTGCGCCGTCTGCCCCGCGGAAACGCCGAGGCGACCGATGCCTTGGCGGCTGGTCTCGATCTGCTGCCGGAAGCGCGCGAAGGCTTCGTCATCCACCAGGCCCAAGGATCGGAAGCGCTGCAGTTCTTGTTCCTGCTGGTCCAGGCGCTCCAGCGCGGCGACGGTCGGATCGATCTGGGCCAGCAGCTGCGCCAGCTCCTGTGCGTGGTTCTGAGCGGCGGCGCCCGCTTGTTTCTCGGCCGCGGCTGCTTCAGCTGCAGTGACCGATGAGCGGGCCATCTGGGCGTTCTGCCGCTCGACAGAACGAGCAACGTCATCGGCATGCTGAGCATTCTGCCGGGCGCCTGCCGCAGCCTGGCTCGATGCGGTGGCCGCCGCCGAGGCCGCTGCAGCTTGCTCGCGGGACGCGGCTATCACGGACCTTATCCGCGCAGCGGCTTCGTCCTCCGCCTCGGCCAAGGCGCGCACGCCAGCCGCCGCTGCCTGCGTTCCAGCCTCGACTTGAGCCGTGGCTTGCGCCACCTGCAGGGAGCCTTGTGCCAGAGCAGCCAGGCGGGCATCCATGCTCTGCAGCACCTGCACGACCTGCGCCGTGGTGGCCAGCAGCGTGTCCATCCGCTGGCTGGAGCGCGCGAGCGCGGCGTTCGACGTATCTGCCGCCTTCCCGGTGTTGGCTATGTCCTGGTTGAAGCCTTTGACCTGGCCGCGTGCGGCGTCCAGGTCAGTCTTCAGACGGAGTGCAAATTCAAGCGTGCGGGCCACGGCGAGCTCCCTGGAGAATCAATGGCGGACTGCCCTGGCGGGTCAGCCCTTGCGCAGCGCGCGAATGAAGTCCTGCATCGCACGCACGCCTTCTTTGCTGCGGCTTCCGCCATACGCGAGGCTGATGCCCTCGATCAGGTCCGCTCGGTTACGTGCTTGCCGCGCCATTTCGCGCTCGTAGAGCAGCTGGAGCCTCCGCTCGGTGAACCGCCCTAAGCAGTCGGGGTCGCCGTATCCGGCTGCGCCGAGGACGGCATAGACGTCGCCCCAGCGAGGGCCTTGCGGCGAGCCCTTTCCGCCACGCGACGCGTGGCCTGCCGGAGAAAAAAAAGCCCGTTCACTCCCCACCAGGTGCTGACCAGGTGATCGCCTTCCAGATCCTTGAGCGTGGCGATCCACCGCAGATCGACATCACTGGCTTCGGCGCCGGGCTCGGCGATGCTCTGCGCGAGTGCACGGTGCACGAGAGATACGTGCACGCCGATGGCGTCCATCACATCCTCGACGAGCACCTCGCTGCCACCCGAAAGCATCTGCTCCAGCTCGACCGCGAATGGGCGCATGTAGTTGCGCACCCGGAGCCCTTCCAGCAGGCCGTACTCGCGCACCGTCACCGATCGCCCCGCGATCTGAATAGTGATGTCGGGATGCAGCACCGCCAGATCGTCGGCGCCGGTGGACGGCGCCGCGATCTGCTCCTGATTGCCCTTGGAGACTTTCCTGGCCATCAGGGCGTGGCCTCGGCCGCCAGGTCGAAGTAGCCGAAGTTGCCCAGCGTGTCGGAGTCGGCGGCGAACGGGTCATACAGCAGTTCGCCCGTCAGTTCGAGGGAGCCCAGGCTGTCCGAAATCAGATCGAGCTGGCTGAAAGGCTCGAAGGACGCGCGATAGAGGAGCCCGCGCACGCGGCCGCCGTCGACCGTGTTGATGCCGTCGAAGGCGATCGCGCGCTCCGGCATCAGTTTGGTGAACAGCGGGAGGCGCACTGCCGCAGCGTAGGTGTATGCCGCTTTGAACGGCTGCACATACGTGCCGATGTTCTTGATCGTCACGAAGCCCGTTTCGGGGTGCTCCAGCAGATAGTCCGTCCCCAGCACGAGCGTTTTTGGTGTGCCAGCCGTGCTGTCGGTGATCGCCAGCGCGGAAACGTCGCGGTGATCCAGCATCACGGTGTCACCGACCACGAGCGCGGAGGGAAACGGTTCGGCCGTAGCGCTACCGGTCGTAATGTTGACCGGATTGGCACCGAAGCCCAGGCCGAGATTCGCCACGCTGAAGGCGTTGAGCTTCATGGAGACATTGGCGGTCGTGCCCTTGCCGAGCCGCACCGAGGTGAGCCGCTGGCCGCTGTTGCTCTCCTTGCGGCTCTCGACCTCCTGCGTGAATTTGACCTGGAACTCGCCGGCGTCATCGACCCAACGGTGAGCCCCGATCGCTCCCGTGCTGGGGTTGCGCAGTGCCAAGTAGATCTTGCCCTGGAAGCTGAAGTCTTTCATGCCTTACTTCTCCTCGGTGGTCGGGACGCGCTTGCCGGTGCCGGGCAGCGGATCGATGACGTGGTTGTCTGCGAGCCACTTCGCGTCGTGTTCAGGCACGTCGATCTCGGCGCCCGCCGGATGCTTCACGCCGGCATGCGTGTGGTCTTTCTTGAGCGTGACTTTCATGGTGCGGCTCCTATGAATTGCTGGGTTTGCCAGACATCCATCCACAGCAGGGTGGCGTCGTCGTAGCTGATGAGTTGCCCGCGCACGAGCTCGCAGGGCCGTGCCCCGGGGCAAGTGGGCACATAGCCGAGCAGCGCCCCGCGCTCTTCGGCGAGGATCGCCTGCAGGTCATCCGTGACCTGCGCACCGCGCTGCTCGCGGTAGTTGCGCACTGCCATCACTACGCCGAAGGCGACTTTCATCGTCTGCCTCGTGGCTACCTGCTCGCCTGCAGGGCTGTGCGCTGGCTTATGGACCGCGAGCGACCGATCCTCCGACAGGCACACGTAGCCGCATGGCGCGGGGAAGTCAGACAACGATGTGACTGCAGCGAGATCCGCGGCGCCGGATACTTCGCGCAGCGTCGGCGCCCTCACAATCAGGCGATCGATGATCTCGCGGGTGTCGAACGGCGCCGCGCTCATTTGCCGAAGTCCCGCAACGTGTCCTCGCTGAACACGCGCGGTGGCGCGCATACCTCGGGACTGCCGGAGCTGGGCGGGGCCTGCGGATCGTCGGCGCCGAGGCTGAACTTGCCGTCGGCGGTCAGCTGCAGAAACCGCAGCGCTTCCTTGTAGTCGCGTACCACGGGATCGGTCGCTTCCGCCGTGTTCACGCGGTCCTTGTGCAGCAGATAGCGCGCGATCCAGCGCGACCACACGCACACCAAGCCGGGGACAGGAGCCGCTAGCGGCACCTGGTACGGCACCGGCTTCCTGGTGCGGAGGTAGCCGTCGATGACCGCGTCCGCGTCGACGATCGCCTGCGTAATCGTGACCGCTGCAGCGTCAGCGAGCTCCACTTGGTCGGGTGGCCAGGCGCTTCGGTCCTGGCCACGTAGCGTGGCCTCCATGAGCGCGTCAGGGATGACCTTGCCGCGCTCCGGGGTCGCCACCTGCGCGAGCTCACGAGCAAGCTTGAAGTCGGCGAGTTGGACGAGCGTCGCGTACATGGATCAGCCGTTGTCCGCCGGGGTGGCGCCTTCCTTGGCGCCGGAGTCGTCCTTGGTCGAGCTCGCGTCGCCGTCGGTGTCGGTCGGCACTTCGCCCGGCTCGGTGCCCAGCACGCCGGCATCCTGGTAGGGCTTCGCTTCGTCGTCGGTTAGCTCCAGCCAGGTCGGCGGAATCACGCGCGCACCGCGGAACTTGAACGGCGTGAGCACTTCGTACATCGCCGTAGTGGCTGGGGTCGCGCCCGCAGCGGCGACGATCTGCGCGGCCGCGGCAACGTCCGTCGGCGAAGGCGTCACACGTGGCCGCTTGATGACCTTGGTATTGGCCTGGAGCTTCTGAGTGGGTTTCTTGGCCACGGTGAAGTACCTGATGAATGGTGGATGGTCGCTTCGCGCAACCGGCCAGGATGGCCCTGGCCGGTGCTCAGTCGAGAGCGGTGCCGCTTACGCGAGAGGAATCGATCAGCCCGCGCCCGCGCCCTGGATCAGGAAGCCGGCGGTGATGCCGCTCAGCACCGGCTGGCGGTCGGCGGAGACCGGATACACCCAGGAGACCGCGTTCTGGTCTTCGTAGGGATTGCGGACCAGCGGCATGCCCTGGATGGTGTACGTGTAGCCATAGCTCGGACGCGCAGCGCTGCGGCTGTTGCCGCCGGTGGCCGGGGCCACGTAGGCGAGGATGACGTCCTGTCCCCACACGTCGCTGAGCGTGTCGTTCTGGCCGCTGGCGCCCACGGCATCGCCGATCAGCACCTGCGCAACGTTCCACAGCCGCGCGAGCTGCTGGGTGGTCACCGAATCCGCGCTGGTGTACTTCAGGCGATCGAGGATCTTCTCGTTGTTCTGCGCCGCGGCGAAGGCGCTCGGCGAGAGGATGCAGGTGTTGGGCCGCATGCCGATCGAGGAGCGGATCGCTTCGGAGCCATCGGCGATATCGCCGGTCGGATTACTGTTGGTGGTGTCCGTCCAGCGACTGGTGCCGGTAAGCACCACCTTGTGGTTGTTGTCGTACTTCGACGCATCGCGCGCGAGATCCGCGCATGCGTACTCCTGCGACAGCTCCAGCGTATCGAGCACAACATCAACCGCGTCGGTGGCCAGGTCCAGGCCGGGCACCTGCGAGGCGTCGGTCATCAGCTCGAAAGGCACCAGAGCTTCCAGCGCCTCCGGCACGATGGCGTACGGCTTGCCCGCATAGCCGAAGGTGATGCGCTTGGTCGCCGAGCCGGGCGCGCGCTTGGTGTTGTAGCGGCGGAACGATTCCTTGCCGAACTCGATCACCTGGCCACCATAGGTGGCGACGTTGGCGGTCGGGAAAAGGAAGCGGCCGACGTTGCCAGGGCGAACATAGCCCTGGGCGTGGGTGGTCAGGATCGGATTGATGATCCGTGCCTGAGCGGGGGTCTGCTGGGGCATGGCTTAGCCTCGTAAGTCTGTGGCGGGTGTGATCGATCGGCGGCAGGCGGCGGATCAGTTCGGAATGAGCAGGATCTCGATGCGGTCCCCGTCGGCGGTCGCGGCCTGCACCGCGACACCCACCGGCACGCCCGCATTGAGCGGCACCGCCTTGCCGGTGGCGCCAACCTCGACGCGCTGGTCGACAGCGATGGCGGCGCCCGCGGTAATCACCGCGGTGCCGAGCACGTCCACCGGGAAGCGGTCGCCGATGGCGGCGTCCGTCCGCGACACGCCGAGCGCCTTGCCCGCAGCGGTGGGATACGCGCCCGCCGCGGTCACGAAGCGCTCGGCAGCGACGGCGGCCGACGCAAGGACCGTGAGAGTGAGGAGGGAAATCTTCTGAGTCATGTCGTGCGCTCCTGGCGCGATGTGAGTGGATGCCCGTGCAGGGGAGCGGCGATCAGCCGCCGACAGCCTTCACAGCGGCCAGGTAGGACATGCCGGAGTGCTGGGCCTGGTACGCGAGGGCCTTGGCATGCAGTTCGAGGCCGGCCGAATCGACCTGCTCGCCCTGGGGTGCCGCGAAGCTGACCGCGGCGCCTTGACGGCCTTCGTCGCGGGACTGCTCGCGGTAGCTGATCTGCTTGGGCAGCTGCCCGAGGATCTCGCGCAGCACTTCGCTGCCCGGCTTGCTGACCGTGCTGCCGCCTTCGGCGAAGCTGATCGGCTGGACCGGCAGCGCGAGCAGCAGCTCGACGACCGGCGCCTGCTGGCGCGGCAGCAGCCGCCCTTCCTTGACCAGGTTGTCGGCGAACGACACGGCGGCATCGCGGCGCGCCTTGTCCTCGCGCTCGCGCAGCTCGCGGTCCCGCTTGTCGATCTCGGCCTGGCGAGTGTTGAGGCTGGCTTCGCGTTCGGCGAAATCCGCGCCCTGGTTGCTGGTGCTCATGGTGGTCTCCGTGGTGGGGCCGGGCGTGGCCGGCGAGGCGTAGGCGACAGCCGGAATCTCCGCGGCGTCGCTGGAATCCGTCAGGTCATCGATGGAGCGGATCTGCCACTGAGGGATGATTTGATCCGCCTTCTCGGCGCCCTGCGTTTCGACGAACCAGTCGCGCATGCGCTGGAACATGTCGACGAGCGCGCTGCCGAGGTAGGAAATGGGCATGGCGAACTCGGCGGCCTTGCCGCCGTCGGCGAACTGTGCGTCCTTGAGGCCCTTCACCGCCGGAGCGGCGGCGCCAAGGAAGCCGATGTGTCGCAGATAGAGCTTGCCGGGCGTTGGGTTGCCGGGCGTGTCGCGCAGGTAGAGGGATGCCGAGCGCTTCTTGAAGCGGCCCGCATTGACCATGCCCGCAAATTCGGGATCGACCTGGTGGGGCGCGGCGTACAAGACGCCCTTGTCCGCGCGCAGCGTCTGGGTCCAGCCGTAGGCCGGCGCGTTGATCTCCGGGTGCCCGACGACCAGCGGCGCCTCCGAGAGCTCGGGGCGGTAGGTGCTGGCGATCTCGGCGACGTCCGCGTCGGTGAACTCAATCTCGCGGCCGTCAACGGCGACATGCTTGCCAGCGCGGAAGATCTCGAGGAAGGCGGGTGTGTTGTCCATTGGCCCAGGATCGCCGCCGGAAGCGCGAACGTCTTTGGCCCTGGTTCAAAACAAAACGGCGTGTGATCGAGCGTGGAAACCATCGCATCGGCTGGTCGAGCCGACGATGCAACCGCGAGCGCGATCGAAAACCTTGCCAGCGGCGCGCACAGAGCGCTGTCTGACAGCCACGTGGGGGTGAAGACGACCGAGTGTGGCGCTCCACCCCATAGAACGGCGTGTGGCGCGATTTACGGCGAGGCGTTTTCGGTCGCGGTGATGATGTGCTCTTGCACGATGTCGAGGATGGACTGCTCGTCCTGATCCGAGATCCCGAGGAACGGGCGCGCTGGCACGTTGCCCCACGGAATGAGGCCGCCGCGCTTGCTCGTTCCGAAGGCGCCCTTGGTTGCGCCGAAATGGTTCGGCGCCGCGTAGATCAGATTGCTGCCCACGTCGACGCTGGAGGCATCGTTCGAATACTGGATCTCGTTGCTCAGCCGCTTGGTTTCGCCGATAAGCGGGCGACTCCCTTTCTTGCGCGCGAGCGTCGTAGGCGAATTCTTCTGCCATGCGATCCCATCGGGTGACACGCCTTGCTGGAAGCGTTGCTTCGTCGATACCACCAGGAGCTCGCCGATATCGAAGGTCACCGGGCTCATATCGTCCAACAGCGCGGCGACCGCGTTGAACGCTGCGAGGATGCGCCGGCTATCGAGCTGGATCTCGGTGTTGCTCATGCTCAGGCACCCAGTTCGAGTAGCCAGAACGCCTGCAGGACGAGCGAGCGCTGACCCGGCCGGATCACCCAGACCGTCAGGTAGGTCTGCCCGTCGATGACGCTGGTCATCTGGATGCTGCGTTCGCCACGAGCCGTGCCGGTGGCTATGACGCGCGTATCGGCATTGAGGATCGCCGGCAGCGCAGCGAAGTCGGTGAGCGAGGCAGCGCGCTGGCCACGCGGTGGCTGCACGTCCGTGGCGAGAACCGCCCGCACCGACGCCGGGTCCAGCGCATAGTCGTACCTGGTGACGTTCCGGCCGGCTGCTTTCTGGATGGCGCTGACCTGCCCACTGGTAACCAGGCCGAGCGTCCGGGTATCGGTTGGCCGCATATCCAGCGTAGCGTTCGCCCGCTGCGCAAACCGGCGCACGTCATCGGCCAGAGAAGGTAGCGCGCGATACGCCGTCGATAGCGTGTCGCGCGCAGTGTCCGGCACGTCGCGCATGTACGCCTTGGCGATCGGATCAGCCCAACCCTGGGCTTTGCTCGCCATCTCGCTGGCGGCATCGCCGATCGTGTTGCCTGGCATGTAACCCCATCCCTTGTCGACACCAGGTGGCTCGCCGGTTTTGGGATCGACCGCGTCCCAGCCCTCCGGCAGTTCCTTGTTCGGGTTACCGCCAAGCCGAACGGCGCCAGTCGGGCTTCGTGCGCCGACGACGTAGCACTCGCATCCCCAACCGTTGGGGGTGTAATGCGTTTGCCAGAACTCGTGATCGGGCGGCAGCGTGATCCCGTTCCAACTCACATGGAGCGGGCGCGGATGCTGTACGGCATCGTTGTGGCGGTAGATCCACAAGGGAAAGGCACCACTGCGCAGCTGCGCCAGGCGCCCGGCGTGATAGCTGGTGCGGGCGTTGGTGACGTAGATCGTACGCGTGCGCCAGGCGCGGCCGGCGGCGGTGTCTTCGCCGATCCAGCCGGTCCAGCCATAGCGCGCTACTGTCGCCTGGAAGTCCTTGCGGAACTGCTCGATGCTGGTGCCTTCCGCGATCGCGCGATCGACAGCCGCGGCAAGATCGGAAAGGAGGTCTGCCTTGGCGGCTCCGGCGACCATGAATCCGTGATCGTGCTCCGACTTCTGCAGGTCATCCCACCACTGCGTCGGCACCAAGTTGCCGAGCTTCTGTCGGAAGAACGCCACCTGCGCATCGAACGGCTTGCCGAACGCTCCGGTTAGGGTCGATGGCTGTGCGTCAGCCATTGGACTGTTCGACCAGGTCGTAGCGGCCTGCTGCCTGCGCGGCCTGCATTGCAGATCCGAGCGCCGCGGCGAGCTCGTCGGCACTGAGGCCATCGTAGGCCGCGAGGATCATCTCGCGCAGCTCGGGCAGCGATGTAGCCTTCTCCGCCATTGCGGCGAGCTTGCCCGCCCAGGCATCGATCTGCGGCTGGCCCGACGCGTCCAGCGCCGCTGCGATCGCTGCGGCTGGGTCGTCCCCCACTAAGGAAGGCTCGGCGAACGCGACGCCTGTCGTGGTCAACTCCGGGCCACCAGGCGGTGGTGGCGTGTCCTGCTCCCACCCGTCGCCGTAGGTGGTGTTGATGTAGGCCAGCGTGGGCCGATAGCCGAGCCCCTTGATCTTCGTGTCCCGATCAGCACGCTGGGTCAGATCTTCAGGCTCGGCCGTGACGCGATAGACGCGTGGCGGGACTGCGCCGGGGAAGTTCCACTTCGTCAGCCAGCGGGCCGGGCCGAGATTCCAGGACTCGCATACGAGATCCGCGTCGGCCTTGATGATGTCCGCGCGCACGTCGCCCTGCAGCTTATCGTTGCCCAGGCGCCCGGGAGTGCCCTGGGTACTCGCGGTTTGGCCGAGGACGACCTTCTGGATCGTCGCGTCCATCGTGTCGTGAAGGGTCTTGTAATCGCTGGTGCCGTTTCGGGCAGCTTCGAGCAAGTCGATCTCCATGCCCTTGGGAATGATGATGCCGCTATCGGTCTGGATGGCGCGCACAGCCTGCAGGAGCTTGGACTTCTCGGTCTCGGTCGCGTTGGTGTCGTACCGGCCCACGCCCGTCGGCATGCCGAACTTCTCCAGGAAGATCAGCCAGAACTTGATGCCGTTACGCTTGAAAAGCACCGGCCAGTACAGCCAGTGCGCCAGCCCGAGGCCATAGGGTTCGTCGTCGTTGTCGGCGCCAGTGTTGAACGTCCAGAAGTAGGGCGGCTCTGCCGGGATGCCTTCCAGCATGTTGCTGTAGGTCAGCAGGCGCAGATCCATTTCCTTTCCGAACCGGAACCGGCGCCGATTGCGGACCTTCAGCTGCTTGATACCGACGTAGCGACCCTGCACCTCGTAGATGAGCTCGGCCACGCTGTAGCCGTAGAACACGCCGAAGAGCATCTTGGTCGTGATGCTGTCCCAGCCGATCGCATTGATCTGGTCACGCATGAAGTCAGCGGCGGCCTTATCGATTGCGCGCTTGCCGCCGGCATCGACCTGCCATTCGCACTGCGTAACCGCAAGCTGGCGCTGGCCCAAGGTTGCCTTCACCTCCGGATCGGACAGCACCTGTTCGTAGAGCGTCAGATCAGCGCCGCGGTTGCGCAGCACGCTGTCATAGGGTGTCAGCAGCGGGCCGATGTATCCCCGGGTGATGTCGATGCCATCCGCCGTCGTCGCGATCTCGCGATTCACTTGGGGCTTGTTGTCAGCCATCTCATCGCTCATGTGCCAAACCCTTCAAAGTCGTTGCCGCCCGGCACACTGCCGAAGCCCGTGTCGTTGATACCTGCACCGATCGTGTCCACCGCCATCAGGCGCTGACCTGTCGATTGAAATTCGAAGGGGATGCGGGGATTGCCGATCAGCTGGTTGTAAGCGCCGGACAAGCCGTCGACCTGGTCGTCATGGGCACCCTTGGGAAAACTCTCCAGCTCGTCGAGGAACGCGTCGTTCCAAGCGCCGCGAACGAGTCGGATGCGGCCATGTTCCGCTGCGGTGGAGGCAGGGGTGGCGCGAGTCTCCTTGTCGCCCTGCGGGGGCACGGTAAAAACGACGAAGCCCAGGAGCAGGCTGACGTACGTCTCCGCCTCGAACTTGCCGGCCTGACCAGGATCTTGCTCGATGCCCACGGAAATGGTTCGTCCGTCCTGCTCAGCCGTCGCGCGGATGCGCTTGGCGACCTTGCCAGGCGTGCCGCGGAAGCGCTCCACATGCTCGATGTACACGTAACCGTCCGCGGCCAGGCTCGCGCGCACGCCTGCGGTCCAGTCAGGATCTGCATTCGACTCGCTCGGCTCCGTAGCTGCGCGATCCCAGTAACGAATCCGCTGGCCGAGTGCCGGCGCCGCGTCCACGATCGGGAAATAGCTCTTCTTGAAATAATCGCCAGCAGCAGGCTTCACCTTCCAGTTGCCCATCTTGAGGCGCTCGCGCTCTACCGTGGGCAATGCCTCCAGGTTGGCGAGATAGCCCGGGTCGCGCTCCAGGCCCAGCTTGTTGTCCTGGAAAGACGATGCGATGAAGGTGCAGCTCTTGGGCTGCGCGCCGGGATACTGCTCCGCCAGTTGCTCCGGGCTGTCCGCCCAGAGGATTTCGTTGTTCCGCCGAATGAAGTAGCGGATGACACCGGACCGCTCGGGAATCGCGTAACCCGTCTCCTGGTCGATCCACCAGGCGATGAACTTGGCGACCCAGCTGTCGGGATCAGGATTGCAGGTCGCTCGTACGTAGGGCCGCACTCCGCTCGTCGAGCGGTTGCGGCTGAGCATGTACCAGAACTGCCCCTCGGTGAAATGCGTGACCTCATCGAATCCGATGAAGGCGATCTGTGAGCCCTGCCAGTCGAACTTGTTCTTCTCATGTTCGAGGTGCGCGAAGGTCAGCGTCGCCCCTGCCGGAAAAGCCCACTGCAGGCGCGACAAGTTCGACTTCGCACCAAGCGCCGGATAGATCTCCTCGGACGTGTCCCACAGACCGCCTTCCGCCGTCACCTGCTTCGTGGTGCGACGAAAGATCACCCCGCCGAAGCGCGCGTTCTCCGTGTGGCGCACGGCTTCGAGGAGCAAGGCGTATGTCTTGCCGCCGAAGGCCGCGCCACCGTAGAAGACGATGTCCGCTGGGGACGCGAGGAACTGTTCTTGGGGCCCGGGCTGTGGCCGGATCTGCTGGACGCTCATGGTGAGGGATCAGAAACCCTCGGGACGAGCGACAGCACGCGTCAGCCACATCAGGCCGGTCTGCAGGTCGGTTCCGGCGATCGCCGCGGCCCGGGCGTCGATGCCGGGCGTAGAGATCACCTTGGCGTGCAGCTCCTTCAGCTGGGCACCCTGCGCCTTGATCTCGTTCATGAGCGCGATCTCGGCCTCGGTCAACTCGCGGTAACCCGAGATCTTGCGGTGCTGGTTTTCCATTGTGTGGCTCCTAGCGGTTGTTGGCGGGCAGGTAGATGCTGATCTGGCTCTGGACGGCATCGAGCGTGGCGCCGTCCATGCCCTGCTGCTTGAGCTTGGCGAGCGCCGCCTCGATGCGTGCACGCACCTCCGACGCCCATTTGTGACGCGCCACGCTGGCGCGCGTGAGGGTGGCGATGTTCTTGGCGGCCTTGCCGAGCATCTCGACGCGCTTCGCCGGGTTCGCTTCTTCTTCGGCCTCCTGCATGGCGAGGAGGCTGTCGAAGATCTCGGTCTGCACCAGGCTGATGATCGCGTTCGAGCGCTCGTCGGCTTCGTCCGGGGCGGCCTCCGCGATCATGCGCGCCGCATCAGTGCTGGCCTTCACAGCGGCGAGACGGCGCTGCAGCTTGCTGCCATAGCGCTGGACGCTGGACTTCTCGCCCGGGTCCACACCGAGTTCGTCCCGGATCTGGTCCACCAGCCATTCGTAACCAGAGAAGCCGGCCTTGATCAGCAGGCGATCGATCTCGGTGCGTACCGTATCCGGCAGCTTTTCGATCTTGGAGCGGCGGCCCATTTCGTCACCAATACTTCGTCGGCCGCGCGATGCCGGCATCGCAGTCGACCGTGTACTCGGCGATGTCGACTCCAAGGCGCGTCAGCTCGGCATGCCAGCGTCCGCTGGGCTCGCGGCGCAACGTGATCGTGCGGCGGTCCTCCAGGTAGTCGAGCTCGCGCCTGGTCTCCAGTGCGGTCGCATCCGGGTACACCGCCTGCAGCGTGGACAGCACCAGTTCCTCGTAGGCGCCGAACGGCCGCGCGTTGTTCAGCGTCAGCAGGATCGTCCACCGAATCGATTCCCGACGCACCTTCTCCATGTCCACCGTCATTACACTTTCCCCTGTTTCACCGAATCGATCTGTACCCGTTTGAGCTCGCCCGCGATCGCGTCCAACTTGGCTTCGATCACGGACTGACCGCGCACGTAGTCCTCGCGCCGCACGTAGTGCACGGCCATGTCCGCCTGGAACCGGTAGAAGTCACGCTCCAGCGTTTGCCAAGCCTCGGCCTGCTTGCCGAGTGCACCAAAGCGCTCGTCGAGCGATTTCTGGATCTGCATCAGCAGCAGCTTGCCGATACCGATCAGCAGGCCCGCGATCGCCAGCAGCAGGCTCAGCAACTGCCATAGTTCGAGGGTGATCTTCACGACAACCCCCTGGCCTGGCGCTCATGGAGCTGCGCGCATCGAGCACAGCGGCTAGTGCATCCGCGCAGCGCTATCCAGCGCTCGTCCTCGATCTGCTGCGGGCAGTCGATGCAGCGGCGGTCGACTCCCCGATCGCGCGGCGCCATCGCCGCGGCGATGCGTGCTGCGGTGTTCTGGAGCGCTACATCGCGATCAAAGGCTTCCTGCGCCTGGGCACGATCCATGTCATCGGTCATGTGTCTCGATTCCTTGAGCTGAGGTCGCATGTGCCGCAGCCGCGCGATCAGCGTTCGCCCGCTGCAAAAGCCCGCGCCATTGCTCGATCCAGGCCAGCGCATCCAGCGTGCAGACGGCGGCCGCGCCGTTAGGGAGACGGCAGCGGGTCGGCGGTGGGGCCGGCTCAAGCAAGGGCTCCGTGAGGGAGCGATCGAGCGGCACATAGACCTCAATGGGCACCTGAATAAGTTGCGGGCGTGTCAGTTCTTGCGACTTCGCCCCACAGCCGGCGAGCCACGGCAGGACACACAGGCAAAACAGCCAGTTGCTGACAGTCGGACGATTCATGCGTCACCTGTTGAACGGCACGTTCTCGCGCCTGGGTCTGTTGCTGGATCTGGGTAAGTGCGGCATCCCGTGCATCGAGCGCGGCCGACATGCCGGTGCGCAGCGCCTGCAGCTCCTGAAGTCGGTCAGCAGCGAGTTGCTGCACGCGGTCGAGGGCAGCCTGTTGCGTGCTAGCGGCGCCCCTGCAGGTGGTGAGCTGCCCTTCCGCGGTCGCGGCGTCACGCTTCGCGTCCGCCAGCGCATCGGCGCCGAAGTAGCCCTTGACGCCATAGCCGACGATGGCGCCGATCAGCCACACGATGCCCGCAGCTATCGCCCAGACGCTGGCCTTCACGAGCGCACCGCCTTGTCGATACGGCGCTGGTGCCACCAGGCGTAGGCGCTCGCACCGATCGACACCACCACCAGCGCCGCCGCGCCGATCTGCAGCCAGGAAGGCCAGCTGCTGGTGGTGGCGTTGACCTGACTGACTGCCTGCAGCACCGGCTGGACTTGCTGGAAGCCCTGAACCGCAGCGGCAATGCCGCCGGTCGTGACGGCTACTGCGATGGGGCTGGGTTTCGGAATGGGTGGCAGATCGGGCACGACGCCGGCCATGCGAAGACCTTCGTTGTAGACGGTGTCCTCGTACCAATCACCGCCCGCCCGCGGTCCGGCGCCGTTTTCATGGCGCACGATGGCTCGCACAAGGGGCAGCAACGTGGCGTAGTCATGCATGCGTAGCGGCGCTTCGGCCCCGATCCCGGCCGACGAGCTCACCGCGGCGATGTACGCCTCGGTGTCGTTCTCTTCCGGTGGGGCCCAGCGGGTGATGGCGGCGCGCACGGTACTGATGCCGTACTTGTCCTGGTACGTAATCAGCGTGCCAGCGATCGCGCGGATGCCCCAGGCCGGCCCCTGGAACTGGCAGAAGTCCGGGTCGCCGCGCTGTTCCTTCGGCAGCAGGCCCTGCCAGGCGTCTTTCCAACGAATGTTGCCGGGATTGTTGTTGCGGATGCCGCGCGGGCGCGTGTCCATCGAAGGTCTCCAAAAAAAGGGACCGGCGATGGCAGGAGGAGGGAGAAAACTGCCATCGCCGGCCAGTGCAGCGCACCGTCCCGACGATGGTCAGTTTCAGAATTGCGCGGGCGTGAGTCTTTGGCCCGCGTTCAAAAGATGCGGCTTATCTCGATGCCTGCGCGTCCAGCTCGGCGCGCATATCGCTGATGGCCGATTTCAGTTGATGCTCGGCCACATTCTGCGCGCCGACGTCGTAGTAGCTCTGGAGCGCAGTCATGTAGTCCAACCATCGTGCGTAGACGCGCGCCAGTTGCGGCTTCGATGCCGGCGCAACAGCCACGCCCTGCTGATAGATCGCCTTGCCCTGCTTCAGGCCGTCGCTGACACAGGCGTTGGATTTGTCGAGTGACTGGCTGATCGTCTTGGTATTCGGACGATCGGGCTCCGCCAGCCGTAGCCGTAACGCGGTGAGCGAGCATTGCGCCGATACGCCCTCCAGGCGCACGACCGTGTCGTCCGCATTGGTGATCGGGCGTTCGGCAGCTGCTGCGAGCGGCGAGAGTGCGAGAGCGATAAGAACAACGACGATCCGTTTCATTGTTGGCTCCTTGGGGCTACAACCCGGCTAGCAGGCGGTTGATCTCCACAACGGCGGCGTTGTGGGCATTCCATTCGGTGCGGCAATGCGCGCGATAGTTCTGCAGGCTATGGGACGAAACGGCCATAACTGCAACGAGCACGACGAACACCCAACTCAGGTCCGAGGCGTGGCGCAAGCCATCCTGCAGGCAGTAGGCCCCAAGCCCAATCATTGCGAGGGCAGAAACTAGGGTGATGCGCGCATAGCCGTTGGAGCTGGACATCTTCCCGTAAGCATCGCGCTGCTCGATATGCCAGTTCGCACGCTCCAACAGTTCTCGGCGCCGTTCTGCTCGTTGCTCGGGCGTAGGCCACGGCGGGTTGCTGGCGTTAATGATGCTTTCGCCCGCGACTTGGTCGACGCGACCGAAGAAATTCTGCGTGATCATGAGCGCTTCCTTCCGCCCTTGTTGAGGATGTTGTTGCCTGCTACCTGGCCGACTTCAGCGTGGAAGTTTTGCTGCACACGAGCGCTGTGAGGGGGCTTTTCCGCCGGGGGCGCCTGCGCATGGGGATGGCCGGCCAGCGATGCCGAGGCGGCAATGATCGCCGGTCGGACTGCCGGACTGGCGGCGCGATAGTGGTGAATCAGCTCTTGCTCATCGGGCGCGAGCGCCTTGACGCTGGCATCGAAGATGGCTTGCTGCACCTGCAGCTGCTGCTCGGTGCTCAACCCAGGGATCTGCATAGTCCGCTGCGTAGCGTCGAAGACGGCCTTCACTCGCCGATCCAGCTCGTGCTCCGACGACGTCATGCGCTGCCCGGTAATGACGTAACGCACATCCACCCCGCCCGCCGCGACGGCCGCTAGGTAGTCGGTATCCGGTTTCCGCTCGCCCTTCTCGTAATTGATCTGCGCGCGCTTCTGCACGCCGCCTAGCCGCGCGAATTCCTCCTGGCTAAGCCCAAGCCGCTGCCTTTCCTGTTTTAGGCGGTCCTGTGGGGTGTCCATTTGTGCATCCAAAGGCTGCTTGACAGGTGTCCAAATGGACACCATCATTTGTAACCAGGTGGGAGGCCCAAGTGGGCCGCCCGAGTGACAGAACCAAAGGATACACCCCGCATGACGATGCCGAATCCGAGCCTCGACCTGTACCGCCAGGTCCGTGGCGCGTTCATCGCCCAGGGCAAGTCCCTCAAGGTGTGGTGCCAGGAACACGGCACCCACCTTTCCAACGCACGTAGCGCGCTTACGGGCAACTGGAACGGCCCGAAAGGCAAGGCCATGCGCGAGCGCTTGGTGAAGGCCGCCGGCCTTAGGGACGCGGCCCGATGAACCGCCAAGAGTTTGTCGCCGCCTATCGCGAGGCAAGAAAGGTCCGCGCTTTTGAGACCTGGGCCTGGCGCCTTGGCCTGATCCGGGAAGTGATTTCCCTCGCGTTCGAGGGGCCGGAGCCGGCGTTCCAGGCCGCCCTGATGAGCGGTGTCGGTGACCCGCTTCGCTTCTCGTATATCCGCCTCGGCGGGCAGCTGCAGCCCAAGCTCAATCGGCTGCTGCACTGTCGGCCTGTGCGTCTCCCGGGGAGGCACACATGAGCCAGCAAACCGCACAACGGGCGCTGCGCGTCCTGAAGGCATTGAAGGGCGCGACCTTCACGGGCGTCAGCAATGGCGAGCTCGCCAAGGCGCTCAGCGAGAGCCCCAGCAACATCACTCGTTCCCTCGAAGTACTGATCCAGGAGGGCTTCGTCGTCCGCCTGGACAACGGCCGCTTCGCCCATTCCATCGCGCTGCTGCAGATCGCCCAGGCCCATGCGGATCACACCGCGCGCCTGCAGCAGCGCATGTCCGAAACCGCCCAGCGCATCGCCGCTGGCGCTTACCCGTAAGTCCCCAGGAGGGCTAGATGGCACGCAAGAAGAACCCCGAGAGCGCCCCGGTCGAGTCGGCGCAGCTGCCCACCGAGCAGATCCAGCAGACCCAGCAGCTGATGGCCGCGGTGGCTGGCACCTACAGCGACGATCGCGACCTGGTGAACCAGCTGCTCGGCCAAGCGCAGATGGCCGGCGCCCTCGCCGACTTTTCCCGAACCGTTCGGATCTCGAAGCTCGCCTTCGTCAAAGAAAACAAGCTGTTTCGTGGTTTGGCTGGGTCGAGGCTACCGAACGGTTCGGAGTTCTCGGGCACCTGGGAGGAGTTCTGCGGCCTGCTCGGCATGAGCGTGGACAAGGCCGACATGGACATCGCCAACCTCCGCACCTTCGGTGAGGAAGCCCTGGAGTCGATGTCCCGCATGGGTATCGGCTACCGCGAGCTGCGCCAGTACCGGCGCCTGCCGGAAGACGGGCACCAGGCCCTGATCGAGGTGGCGAAGACAGGTGACAAGGAGGCGCTGCTGGAGCTGGCCGAGGAACTGATCGCCAAGCAGAACGCCGAGAAGGTCAAGCTTCAGAAGAAGGTGGAGGAAGCGGAGGCCGTGGCCGATGACCGGCAGTCCCGCATTGCCGCCTTGACCGACCAGGTCGAAAAGGCCGAGCAGAAGGCCGCGAAAGCGCAGCGAAAGTGGCGCGCGGCATCGCCTGACGAGCAGCGTGTCGAACTGGAGCGTGCGGTTGCCGAGGCGACTATCGCAGTGCGGTCGGCGATCGCGCGGGACTCCAATGAGCATGGCGTAGGTCTGCGCGGCGCAGTGCTGGCCCTGATGGAGCATGCCGAAGCGAACGGGCAGGACGTCGGTCCCTTCCTGGGTGACGTCTTCGCTCGGCTGATCGTCGAGCTGCAACTGGTCCGCGACGACGAGTCGTGGCCCATCGTCATCCCGGTCTACGAGACGGTCGAGGGCTGACCCGATGGCGACGGATGCCCGCATCGAAGCCGCGGCGGCCGAACTGCTAGCGGCGCCACACGGAGGCAAGGCGGCGATCATCGACCGCCTCGCTACGCAGCTCTCCGTCTCGCGGCAGACCGCGTATCGTCGCCTTAACGCCGTCACGCGCGAGCTTCGCTCGCGCAAGCGCCGTGCCGATTCCGGGCGTTCTGCCGTCTCACGCGAAGATGCGCTCAAGGTGGCGGCCCTGGTCGAGGAAACGCGTCGCCTGACCGGCACAGGGACGCTGCCTCTTGAGCAAGTTGTCGATATGGCCCGTGCGAATGGCCTGATCGACGCAGGGCACGTCGACATGACGACGGGCGAGTTCCGCCCGGTAAGCGTGTCCACGGTGCGACGCGCGCTGCGCAAGCACCACGTGCATCCGTCCCAGCTCGCTGCTCCTTCGCCGGCAGCATCGCTTTCCAGCCCGCATCCGAACTGGTGCTGGCAGATCGATGCGTCAATCAGCCGCCAGTTCTATCTGGCCGACGAAGGCGCCAAGGAGATGGGCAAGGCCGAGTTCTATCGCGGCAAGCCGAAGAATTTCGAGCGCATTTCCGAGCGTCGCCTATGGCGTTACGTCATCACGGACCACGCAAGCGGCGCTTTCGAGATGTTCTATGTTCTCGGGGCCGAGAGCGGCGCAAACCTGCTTGCCGCGCTGATTCATACGATGACAGAGCGCAGCGGCGGCACCATGCACGGCGTGCCGCACATCCTCATGTCCGATCCCGGCAGTGCCGTCACCGCTGCTACAACGCGCAACCTGTGCTTGGCGTTGGATATCGAACTGATAGTCAATGAAGTCGGCAACGCGCGAGCCAAGGGGCAGGTCGAGAACGCGCATAACCTGGTGGAGCGCAACTTCGAAGCGGGCCTGAAGCTTCGCGCTCCCGTTGTCAGCCTGGAAGAGATCAATACGCTCGCCCAGGCATGGGCGCGCAAGTGGAATGCCACGCGCGTGCATTCCCGCACCGGCATGACGCGCCGTGATGGGTGGCTCCGCATCACCCCGCAGCAGCTCGTCTTGGCGCCTGCTCCCGAGTCCCTCCGCGCGCTCGCCAACACCGATCCGAAACCGTGCACGGTGCGCGACTACCGCATCAAGTTCCGGGGTGCGCGCTATGACCTGAGCGGCATTGATGGCCTGATCAACGGCGAGAAGGTGCTGGTCGTTGCGAATGCATTGGATGGCGATGCCACGGTTCGCGTACTGCGCGAGGACGCTGAGGGCCGGCCTATCCACATTCTGGCGCCGCGGATCGAGGTCGACGCGTGGGGCTTCATGGCAGGCTCCGCTGAGATCGGAACGAGCTATAAAGCTCCGCGCGAAACGCCTGTAGACGCGGCGCGCAAGGAGATCGAGCGCCTTGCGATGGAGGTCCACACGGACGCCGAGGCGATTGCCGCGCGTCGCGCGAAGCGCCGCGCCTTCGGCGGCAAGCTTGATCCGCACAAGCATCTGCATGACACCGTAGTCGCGCCTGCAATTCCGCGGGCTGGCACGCCGGCCGAACTGAACGTGCCGGCGACAGTGTCGATGCAGGAGCGCGTGGAGCAGGCCGTGATCCGCCCCGAGTTCCCGCCGCTCAATCACGTCGAGGCCGCACGCACGCTCAAGCCGCTGATCGAGCGCGCCGGCGGAGCCTGGTCGTCCGATCTCTACCAGCGCACCGTCGCACGCTGGCCCGACGGCTTGCCCGTGGATCAGGTCGAAGCCTGGGTCACTGATCTGCTCGCGCCTGTGCGGACGGGCCTGCGCATCGTCGGAGGCACTGCATGACTGCCCTCCGCCTCAAGACGGTGCTGACGACTGCGCAGATAAGGCAGGGCGCGCTGGCCGCCGCTGCCGGCATTTCGCGCCCGGCTCTGAACGCTTTCATCAATCGCGGCGTACTGCCGCTCGGTGTCGACCGCGCAGCGGTCGAGGCCCGCATCACGAAGTTCGTCCGTGGGCACGGCGCGAAAACCGCCGGCCTATTCGAAGTGGCTCCGCCGTGCGTCAACACGGCGGAGCCGTTTTCCCCGCCCAACCCTGCAAAAGACCAGGAGGAGATTTCCATGCTACTGCGAAAGCAGACCCTGACGCCGGCCGCCCGGCAGCATTTCGGCCTGAGCCGTGACCCGTTCGCCGACCCGGCGGCCGCCGAAGAGGTGTTTCTGTCCAAAGACATCAGGTATGTCCGAGAGACCATGTACCAGGTCGCCCGTCATGGCGGCTTCCTGGCCGTTATCGGCGAAAGCGGCGGCGGCAAAAGCACGCTGCGCGAGGAGCTGATCGACCGCATCCGGCGCGAGGAGCAGGCGGTGATCGTGATCCAGCCCTTCGTGCTGGCGATGGAGGGCAACGACCAGGTCGGCAAGACGCTAAAGGCGCAGCACATCGCTGAGGCGATCATGTCTCAGGTCAATCCCCTGGCGAAGGTCAAGAGCAGCCCGGAGGCGCGCTTTGCGCAACTGCATGCCTCGCTGCGCGATAGCTCGCGGGCCGGCCACAGCCATGTGCTGATCATCGAAGAGGCGCACTCAATGCCTCTGGCTACGCTCAAGCACCTGAAGCGCTTCCGCGAGCTCAAGGATGGCCTGCGGCCCCTGTTGTCGGTGGTTCTGATCGGTCAGCCGGAACTGAAGACCAGGCTCAGCGAGCACAACCCGGAAGTGCGCGAGGTCGTGCAACGCATCGAAGTGATCGAGGTCGGAACGCTGGACTCCGACCTGGAGGCGTTCCTGTCGCATCGCTTCAAGTGTGCCGGCATCGCGCTCGACCATGTGATGGCAAAGGGCGCCGCGGACGCCTTGCGCTCAAAGCTGACACCGCCGCGCGGTAGCGGATCGCTGCTGTATCCGCTCGCCGTCCAGAACGCGCTGACGGCCGCCATGAACCACGCCGCGGCTCTCGGCGTGCCGCACGTCAATGCTGATCTGATCCTGGGGGTGTGACATGGCCGCGCATCTGGCACAACGGATCATCCGCGGCGAAACCGCCAGCTTGTTGGCGATGCAGGCCGAGCTGCTCGGCTTCTCGGGTAACAACCGCATCGTCCATCTGCGCGACACCGCCTCGATCGGGGTGTTCGATCTGGAGCGCGATGCGCTGGTGGTCTTCGACGGCGCCGCGCTCGCGGCGCTGGCGAAGCTGGAGCTCGTCAGCACATCCGACGAACCCGCCGCTGCCGCGGCCTGCGAGGTGTAGCCACCATGCAGGCCGACCTGTTCCGCGATGCGCTCTCCCTCGAATCGGTGCTGCGTGCGCTGCGGGATTGCGTCGGCGCGGCACACGGCCTCACGGCACGCGCCCTGGTGCTGCAGATCACTGGCCGCCGCAGCGGCGCAGGCGAGCGGCGGCTACGCCAGATCGTCGAGACGTTGCGGCTTGCCGGGCATCCGGTCTGCGGGCATCCGTCCCACGGCTACTACATGGCGGCAAACGCCGACGAACTCGCTCAGACCTGCCAGTTCCTCGTGAGCCGCTCAATGACTTCACTCCAGCAGGTGCGCGCCATGAAGCGCGTGACCTTGCCGGACCTTCTCGGACAGCTCGCGCTGTCGATAGGAGCAAACCATGAACATGAATCCCATGAATGAAATCCTGCGCGCGGCCCTGAACAAGGCGACCGCGGCGCTGTTCTCCATTAACGATGCCGGCGCAACCGCCACGGAGATCTCGATCCAAGGCGGCCGCCCGCTGATCCAGCTCGACGGTCCGCCCCAGGAGACGATCAAGGGCGTGCTGCGCAAGAGCTACCCGAGCGGCGACTCGCGCGAGTGCGTGATGGTCGCCGTGGTGAACGGCTGCCAGATCGAGTGGAAGGTTCGGACGCTGCGCGGCACGGCCGCGCGGGCGGGTGCGTGATGAAAGGCATGGCGGCGGATATTCGCCACTGTCTCAAGTTCCAGAACGAGCCCATTTCCGCCCGAGAGATCGCGGAGGAGATCGCGACGGCCGCCGACACGTGGGAGGTTCGCAATGCGCTGACCGGCATGGTCCACGCAGGCAAGGTGCAGCGACATCACAATGCCGACGGCATCCTCCGGTACTCGCTGATCGACGCCCAGCCCGCGCGTGACGCGATGCCCGAGCAGGACCAGGGGGCACAGGCCGAGGTCGCGGGGCGCGCCTATCCGTGGAAGCGTGGCGCGCCCCTACAGGAGAAGCTGCTGGAGATCATCGGTGAGCGAGAGCTCACCCTCGCGGAGCTCAACCAGGCGGCGCAGGGCGAACTCACCGAAGGCCAGGTCCGCAATCTCCTGTACGTGCTCAAGGTGCATGGTCTTGTGCAGCGGGTTGGCAAGCAACGCGAGGCGCGGTGGCGTCGCTCGGGTGGCGCTATCCCTGTCGCACCGAAGGTTGAGGTTGCCCAGCCGCCGGTCTACCAAGTCACCGTGACGGCGAGCTGCCAGAAGGACTTCGACAACCTGGTCACGCTGCTGACGCTGATCAGCAAGATGAGCAGCTCGATCACGCTGAGGAAGGGGGCGATGGCATGAGCGCTCCTGATTCCACCCTGCCTCCCAGCCTAGCGCGCTGCGTGCGAGGCCCCGCCGACGACGAAGACGAGCTACCGCCCTGTCTGGGCGAGAAGGTTCGCACCATTACCTACGACATTCATCGCGCCGCATTGGAAGCGGGGCAAGAGGAGACGAAATCGTGAGCATCGATAACACCATCCCGAGCGGCTACCACAAGGACGGCAAGGGTCGCCTGGTGCCCGAGAGCATGATCAAGCCGGTCGACCGCATGCGCGACGAGCTCGTGCGCGAGCTGGTCAAGCACGCGAAGACCGTGCGCGCCGAGCTGCGCCATTACAAGACCCAGGCGCATGCCGACATCGCGGCATTCGTCCAGCTCAGCGCGGAGCAGTACGGCACGCACCTCGGCGGCGACAAGGGCAACGTGCAGCTACTGAGCTTCGATGGTCGGTACAAGATCATCCGCGCGATCGACGAAACGGTCATGTTCAACGAGCGGCTGCAGGCCGCGAAGGCGCTGATCGACGAGTGCCTGCGCGAGTGGACCGAAGGCGCGCGGGCTGAGGTGATCACCATCATCCAGGACGCGTTCCGCGTCGACCAGGCAGGCAACATTCGCACCGGCTCCGTGCTCGCGCTGCGCAGGCTCAACATCACGGACTCGCGTTGGCTGGAGGCTATGGCGGCTATTGGCGATGCGGTGCAGGTAGTTGGCAGCAAGAGCTATATCCGGCTCTACGAGCGCGACGAGAACGGCAAATACGAGCCGATCAGCCTCGACCTGGCGGGGGTGTGACATGGATGTCACGCGAGATTGCGCGCGCGCTCCCCTGCAGGCGCCGTTCCGTCCCTGGCAGTTCGAAGCGGACAGCGCTGGCTGGCCGGTGCCCGGAATCGTTGACTTCCACGGCACCCCAGCCGCGAAGTGCATCAACAGCCAGCACGCCAGCGAGCTGATCGCGCTGCTTAACCGTGGGGCGATGGAGGTTGTGCCGCATCATCCCGAGGTGCGGCTGATCCTCGATCGCTGGAACGGGCAGCTCCCACTGGAAGTGGTGGCGCTGATCCTCGGGCTCGACGCCAAGCTGGAGGCTATGCAGGGAGCGGCAGCATGAAGGCGGGCCTTCTCCTTCGCTGGGGCAGCGCATGGATCGGGGTGCACTGGTCGACTGCAAACCGTCGCCTGTGCATCAACGTGGTCCTGTGCGTGACGCTCTGGATCACTCTCCCGGGAGGGCGCGCGCCATGACCGAATCGCGTCTGTACCGGCCCAGCAACGGCACCGAGGGCCACGCCTTCATAGCGGCCTGGTGCGATATCTGCGCCCGCGACGATGGCGGGCGCTGCCCGATCCTGGCCCGCACGACGGCGCATCGCGTCGACGAGCCTGACTACCCCACGGAGTGGATCTTCGATGACGTGGGCGCGCCGCAGTGCACGGCCTATGTGCCGGCGGGAGATCCCTTGCCGCCGGAGCGGTGCCCTTTCACGATCGACATGTTCGGAGGTGCCCGGTGAAGGCCAAACCGAAGGGCAACAAGCGAACCAGGGAGCTGGCAGCGATCCACATCGCGCTCCAGCAGCTGCAGAAGCTGTCCGGCCTGGACGACGGCGCGTATCGCGCCATCGTTCGTCGTGTCTCCGCCGCTCACGGCCGCGAGGTGGACAGCTCGGGTAAGTGCAACGACCAACAGCGCCGCGCGCTTCTGGATGAACTGCGCCGGCTCGGTGCCACTCGGCCTGGTAACGCGCAGATCGGGGCGTATCCCGGTAAGCCGCACAACTGGGCCAAGCTCCCCGAGATGGTTTCGAAGATCGAAGCCCAGCTGGCCGACATGGGCCTGCCGTGGTCCTATGCGGATGCGATCGCCAAGCAGCAGTGCGGCATCGCGCGCGTGGCGTGGGTTCGGGATGAAGAGAAGCTGCGCGCCATCATCGCTGCGCTCGATGTCGAGCAGCGGAAGCGCTCCGCCGGTGAGTTCATCGACCAGGCGGTCGAGAAGCTCGGCCTCTCGGAGAAGCAGTTCGCCGAGCTGACGGCGAAGCTGCCTCGACACTGGCGCCGTCAGCTCAAGCCGTTGGGCCTGGTCTGCGATCACCTGCAGGCGCGGCTCGAAATGCTGGCTGCGAAGGAAGGCTCCCGCCGCATGGAGGGCGACGATCATGGCCCGTGATATGCACCCGGAAGAGGTCGAGGAGCGGAAGCTGGCTTTCCAGGACTACTGGCGCCACAGGGCGCTGCCCGAGGTTATGAAGATCCGCCCGGTATACCAGGGCGTCATCCACGCGCTACTCAAGTCGGCGTTCTATGCCGGCACGAACTGGGAGCGCCGCAAGCATGAGCCGACGCAGCTGGGAGGGGTCGATTGATTCGCCTGACGTGTCCCTGTTGCGGCGTGGACTTCCCCTGGGAGGCCGGCCTGGTCGAGGCGGATGCCAAGCGCCTCGGCGCCGTCCTGGGCAACATGGAGCCCGCCTTGGCGCGTGCCGCCATGACCTACCTGCGGTTGTTCAAGCCGACCAAGACGGCCTTGCGCCTGCCGAAGGCGACGAAGCTTCTGCAGGAGATCACCGACCTGGTCGACGCTGGCACGGTGTGCCAGGACGAGCGCACCGGTGTGCGACGGCCGGCGCGCGTAGCGACCTGGGTTGCCGGCATGGAGCAGATGGTCGCCCAGGCGGAACGCCTTACGCTGCCGCTCAGCAGCCACGGCTACCTGCGCCAGGTGGTATTCGGCCTGGCGGATGCGGCCGACGCCGCCGCGGAGCGTCAGCGCGAACAGGATCGCCGGGCGGGTCGCCACCTGCAGACTGGCGGCGACCACGATGGTCAACATTCCCTGGTCGCCCTCAACAACGCCCTGCAGGGTATTCAGTCCGACGTGCGCCTCGGCCTCCTCTCCGAGGAGGATGCGGAGGTTCGGTCGGCTGAAGCCCGGGCGCGATACGGGAGGCAGGGGTGAGCACGCCGATGGAGGCCAAGCGGGCAGAGCTGCTGGGCGACCTGGCTGCGCACGCCTGCCAGCTTCTGCAGGACTACGGCGTTGCTGCCGACCTGGCCGAGCAGGCCGGGTCGGCCATCGCGGATCACATGGCCGACCATTGGGGCGGCCAGATCGTCACGTTCCCCAAGGACTACGCCTTCCGCCTGGCGAAGCGCGACCTGGAGATCTTGGCCGCCTTCACAGGCAACAACCACGCCGAGCTTGCGAAGAAGTACCATATGACCGAGCGTGGGATTCGTAAGCTGCTGGCCCGAGCCTTGCTCCGCCAGCGCGATCTCCTCCAGGGAAAGCTGTTCGACTGA